ACCACCAAAGATTTAGATGGGCAAGATGTGTGTGAATTTGTATTTGGAGATGAAGTAGGACATAATAATAAGATCACATACCAATTACAAGGAGAAATTAGTAAAGAAGACATGAAAATAAGATACAATTCAAACATGTTAAAAACTATTTTAAATGCAAATAAAGATATGGATGAAGGTCAATTTAAGATTTCTAATCAAGGATTGATGTATTTTAATTTTAAGAATGAAACAATAGAAAGTGAATATTATATGGTTCCTCAAGAAGATGGTATTATTTCTTGATTTCTATATATGTATAAATGCAAACTTAGGATGCACCAAACGACTTACCAAGCGGAAGTCAAATAATTAATAAACCGAGTAGCCAAGGCACTCACAAAACTAAATGATATGAGTACATTATATTATGAACGTACACCGTTCGATATCCTTTTTAGGAATTTTTTCAATGCAGAAAGTAATTTCACACCCTGCACAATCGATAACAAACAACCTCACCCCTTAGACATATATTACGATGAAGATGGTCTCAATTTTGAGATTGCCTGTACAGGTCTTAAAAAACAAGACCTCCAATTAGAAATAGATGGAGATGTTCTATCCATAATTTATAAAAAACCAGAACAAAAAGAACCTGAAGATTATTCAGGTTACATTTATAAAGGATTGTCAAAAAGATCCTTTAGTTTGGGGTATAAAATAGCACCTAAATTTGACTTATCAAAAGTAGAGGCTAATATGAAAGATGGGTTACTACACCTATTTATCCCAACGGCGGCATCACAAAAAACAAAAGTAGTTAAAATAAAATAAGAAAACTGCATCCTAGGTTTGCTTATTAAGACTTTTTTCGTATATTAAACCCAAATAAAAAATTAAAAAACAAATTGTTATGAAAGTACATATTACATTAAACCCAAAACCTGGTACAGGAGTTACCACTCAAAAAACAACAATAGATGCTACTGACATCAATGCTGCTAAGAGATTAGCTGAATCCCAATATGGAGATAAATTCTATGTTAGAGTAAACAACTGGACTAATTAATTAATAAAAACAAATTGTTATGACAGATTTAGAAGCATTATTTGATGCTGTTATCGTTAAACCTCAAGAAGAAGAGGAAACAACATATGGCTCAATTGTAGTACCTGATTTAGGTAAAGACCGAAATGAGCATGGTACTGTAGTAGCTGTAGGACCTGGAAGGCATGTAGCTGGAGTAGGTTTTATAGAAACTGAAATTAAAACAGGAGATAAAGTTATTTTACCTACAATAGGTTTTACAAAACTAGAACATAAAGGAGAAGAATTTTATATAGGCCAAGAAAACCAAATACTTGCCAGACTAAAAAATACAACCTCTATAGAAGATGTTTTAGCAGAAACAGAAGTTACACCCGAAGAAAAATCAATATTAGAAAATGAGTAAAATTATAGAATTTGGTCCTGAAGCTAGAAAACAATTAGTAGAAGGAATAGATACAATAGCAAACGCTGTAGTATCAACATTAGGCCCTAATGGTAGAAATGTAGTAATTTCAAAACCAAATGATTACCCTCAATCCACAAAAGATGGGGTAACAGTAGCAAAAAATATTTCATTAGAAGATCCTATTCAAGAATTAGGAGTTCAAATGCTTAAACAAGCAGCTATTAAAACAGCTGATAACGCTGGAGATGGTACCACTACCTCTACTTTATTGGCTAGGGAAATGGTTAAAGCAGGTTTAGAACAATTAGATGAGGGGGCAAATGCTGTAGATATTAAAAGAGGTATAGATGCAGCTGTAGAGCAAGTTATTACCCAATTAAGAACCATAAATGAAGATATTTCTTCTCCTGAACAATTAGAACAAATAGCAACTATTTCAGCTAACAATGACGAAACAGTAGGAAAACTTATTTCCAGAGCTATGGAAAAAGTAGGTAGAGAAGGAGTTGTCCATATTGAAGAATCTAAAACAGGAGAAACATATTTAGAAACTGTTGAAGGAATGCAGTTTGATAGAGGGTTTAAATCCCCATATTTTGTTACTAATAACAATAATATGACTTCAACTTTAAATGAAGTTTATGTATTAGTAGCAGATCATACTTTTACACAAGTAAAAGAATTACTTCCTATACTAGAAGGAGTATCAAATACAAATAAATCACTTTTAATTATTGCTAAGGATATAGATAATGAAGCTTTAGCTACTCTTATTGTAAATAAAATGAGAGGTACATTAAAAGTATGCGCTGTAAAAGCTCCTGATTTTGGAGACAGACAGAAATTAGTATTAGAAGATATAGCTACATTAACAGGTGGTCAAGTATTTTCTAAAGAAAAAGGAATGAAACTTGAAAAATTTAGTTGGGAATGGTTTGGTGAAGCTAGAGTAGCTACTATTACTAAAGAAAAAACAACTATTGTAGATGGTAAAGGTAGTGAAGAGGCAATTTCTCAAAGAGTAGAAGAATTAGCTACCCAAATTGAAAATGCTCAAACACCATTTGAGATGGAAAGACTTCAAGATAGAATGTCCAAATTTGTTGGTGGAGTAGCAATTGTTCATGTAGGTGGAAATACTGAAACTGAAATGAATGAGAAAAAAGATAGGGTAGATGATGCTCTTAATGCTACAAAAGCAGCTATTGAAGAAGGAATCCTCCCAGGTGGTGGAGTCGCGTTATTGGGTGCTGCTTTGGGATTAGAAATTAGTGGAAATAAAGATTTTGAATTTGGTGTAAATATAGTTAAAAAAGCATGTAGAAAACCATTTTCCCAAATTTTAACTAACGCAGGTTATACTCAAGAAGAATCAAATTCAATTTCATTAGATGTAGAAGATTTGGATTGGGTAGGATATAATATTAAAACTAATAAAACAACCAATTTAAAAGATGCAGGTATTATTGATCCTTTTAAAGTTACTAGAAGTGCATTACAAAATGCAGCTTCAATAGCAGGTACAATTTTATTAACGGAATGTACTATAGTTGATAAACCTAGTGAAAACGATATGAACGGAATAGACCCAGCAGCAATGATGGGGGGGATGATGTAATATGAAAACAAAGGTTATAGAAAGAAATGAGTTAATTGCTACTAGGGTTATAGGTAAAGGAGACACCTGGACCCTAGTAGATGATTCAAAAAAAGTAGTTTATAAGTCTTTAACAGATACTTTGGAAGCCTACCTAGGAGCTACTAACTTCAAGGGCGAATATAGGTTAGATCCTTTAGGAAGTAAATTATATGCTATTAAAACTTCTGAAGAAGAGGTAAAACCTGAACCAATTAAAAAATATAATATTTATGGAGATGAATACTAAAGAGCATTCATTATTAGTAGAAAAATATAGATCAAAAAATCTAGATGAATATGTAGGTAATAACCATATTAAAACACAAATAAAAAAATATTTAGATCAAGATGACATACAAAACTTTATTTTCTATGGTCCAAGTGGGACTGGGAAAACAACTTTGGCAAAACTTATTGTTAATAATTTGGACTGCGATTACTTATATATTAACGCTAGTGATGAACGTGGTATCGAAACTATTAGGGATAAAGTCACAAACTTCTCAAGTACTGCTTCGTTTCGACAGATCAAAGTTGTCATATTGGACGAGGCAGATTTCCTTACAATTCAAGCTCAAGCATCATTAAGAAATGTAATTGAAACATTTTCAAGATCTACACGTTTTATTATGACGTGTAATTTTATAGAAAGGATAATAGATCCATTACAATCAAGATGTCAAGTACTAAAAATAATACCCCCAAGTAAAAAGGAAGTAGCAAAACATTTAAAAGAGATATTAGATACAGAACAAACAAAGTTCAAAATCGAAGCTCTTGTTAACATAGTTAACACCCATCATCCGGATATACGAAAAATGTTAAATACAATTCAATTATCAACTAAAGATAATGAGTTAGTATTAGATGAATCAATTATAGTATCATCCAATTATATAAAACAAGTCATAGCAGAATTAAAAAACCCAAAAACGGATTATCGAAAGTTAAGACAAATAATTGCCGACTCGGGAGTTAAAGATTTTGAAGAATTATATAGATCCCTATTTGATTACGCAGGTGAATATGCCAAGGGTAGAGAAGGCAGTGTAGCTATGGTTTTAAATGAGCACCAATATCATTCAAACTTTAGAATAGATAAAGAAATTAATATAAGTAGCTGTTTGGCAAAAATAATAGAAATAAAGAAACCACAAGTTATATGAGTAGTTTAAAAAAAGGAGACAACATTACATCCAAAAAGTTTTTTTCCACCAAGGATAAAATGATGTATGAACATGCCTGGGAATGGGCAAAGAAAGAAGGTCATAGAAATGTAGGTGAGGGAGATGCATTATGGAGAACAGGATTAGCATATATAGCATGGAAAGACCCTGAAATGAAAGAGGGTATACTTGGGTGCTACAGGAAATTCGGTGGGAATTATCATTTTAAAAAACCAATGTATCAAGCATCTAGGGCAACAGGTCGATATGGTGAAGATGATGTTTCAAGAGATCAAGTAATTATGTCATTAGCTGCATTACACGTTAATAAAGACTATGTAGATTTGGAGGAAATTGCGGGTAAGCTGCCGTACAAGCTTTCGCGTAAATTTAATATGACACCTGGTATGTGGTCTTGGGTACAATTACTTGCGGATTCAAAATGGAAAAAGTTTCATGTAAACTTTATATGTTTAACTGGGATTTTTGGAAATGGGATAGCATTTGCTTTAAATAAAATTATAGCAAAAATTTGTGGATTTAAAAGAGATAAAGTAAAAAATAATGATTATACTTCAAGAGTTCATTATGATTTAAAGGAAAAATGGAATAAATTTCAATTAGCAGCTTCAAGAGCTTATTATCATGGATTTGCATTTCATTTAACTTGTTGGGTATATTATACATTACCTCAAGATTATAATCCATTCTTAAAAAGGACTTTTAGAAAAATATTGTTTAATTACTGTGAAAAAGAAAATTATCTTTGTAGACTATTACTAGGTGATACTTCAGTAACAAAAGAAGAAGTTATTTCATATATTCCAAGAGAAGGATTTAGATGGCAAGCCTATTTAGATGGAAGTTGGCCAAATTATAATGGGGAAAAAACTCAAATTTGGAAAACAAAGTATTTAAAATATAACCAATTAGACAAAGATTGTTTAATAACAATGTATAACACTATAAAAAAATGATTAGATCTAATCCACATAAATTTCTCTTCATTTCAGTCCCAAAAACGGGGTGTACCTCTATAGAGAAGATGTTAAATAGAGATTTATTTAACGATCCTAATCGCCCTGAAGGGTATGACAAGCATAGCTTTGTATCTGCTGCCCAAAATGATTATCATTATGATAATTGGGATGAAACCTGGAAGTGTGGATTTGTTAGAAATCCTTATGATAGAGCTATAAGTTGGTGGAGTTATTTAACCCAACATCTATATACTTGGTTAGATAATTCATGTAAAAGTGAAGAAGATCGATATAGATTTGGATGTGGAAAAAATAGTACTTTTTTAGAGTTTTGCCAAAACGTTCCATGGTGGGTTTGGACTAATTGTCATAAATGGTTAGAGGATGGAAATGGAAATTTAATTATGGATTTTATTGGAAGATATGAGGAATTTGATAAAGGAGTAGAAACAATATATAATCATTTAAACCTCTCCCTTCCAGAAATACAAAATTTAAATTCAAGTAAACATAAACACTACTCGGAATATTATTGCGATGAGTCTTTTGAAATAGTAACAAATCACAATAAAAAAGATTTAGAAATATTTAATTATAAATTCGAAAACAAAAAATAAAAAAAATGAATAATCAACAACAACCTAACATTGATCTCACAAACACTACTTCTATTGAGGGTTTTGACGGAGGTAAACTATTTGGACAAGCTTTTCTTTTAAGAAAGGTAAGTAAATTTGTAGTAGGAGGAACAGAAGATGCTCTTTTACCTATTCCAGTATTTTATGATTTAGACTCTCGTAAAATTATAATTGACTCATTACCCAAAGAATTAAGAGAAGAATATGAAGATATTTCTATTTAATGGTTAGTAAAAAAAAACATATTTTAAAAACTTTTACTTGGAGAATAATATCTACATTAACTACCATATTCATAGCTTTTTTTATTACTGGAGAACCCTTAATAGGATTAGCTATTGGGGGGTTTGAATTTTTTGTTAAAATGCCTATTTATTATCTTCATGAAAGGGCCTGGTTTAGATTTTTTAAATATGAAATTAAAAAAGAAATACATAGGAAAAGGGATTAGAAAAATAAACATGAAAACCCAACTATTATTTAATGGTTGGTGGGCTCATTATCACCCAAATTGTTGGTTTAAATCCTCAGAAGATACTCAATATTTGAATGAAGAAGGGGTATTAGTTGGTTTTAGACCTGAAGAAGAAGGATTAACTCTAGAAGAAGCTTATGAAAAATCCAAAAAAGGATAGAACCAAGAACATCTTCTGTTGGCTGCAGGAAATAACTCTGTACAAAACACCTGCTGAAGAGTTTACGGATAACGACTGGGAAAAGTTTAACTCGTGGCTTGTGCACCGCTTTATAAGCCAATCGGTATATTACGTTGAAGTCGCTGATTACGCGCAAAGTATGTTACCAACAATGAAAAAAGAAATATATAATTTTTATAAAGAAATGATACCAAAACGCAAAGTCTGGTTAAAATATATCAAAACCAAAAATAAGGAAGTAAATAAAGAGTTAATTTCTCACATAGCTTCTTACTATGAGGTTGGATTACGTGAAGCTCGTTCGTATATTAATGTGATAACAGATGAAGAAATGCCTATCATCCTAGGAGAGATGGGATTAGAAGATAAAGAAATAAAAAAGTTATTAAAGTGAAAGACAAGTTTGCAAGGGAATTAGAAGAATATAGAGAACAATTATTTAAGGATTCTCAATCTAAGGTAAACCACCCAACCCATTATAACAATGGAATAGAAATGTGGGATTATGCTTATTCTCATGATTTAGATTTTTTTGAGGGTAATATAGTAAAATATGTTACAAGATGGAAACATAAAAACGGAATAGAAGATCTACAAAAAGCAAAACAATATCTAGATAAGCTTATAGAGCTCAAAAATGGCTAAAATCCCTACTATAGTAAAGGAGATTCAACAAACCACTCCTACCGAGGTAAATTATGCTTACCAAAAGAATATTTCATATTCCCAATATTCTATGTGGAAGAAATGTCCTAAACAATGGGCATTACAGTATAGAGATGGCCATAAAATATATTCCCCAAGTGTTCATACTGTATTTGGAAAAGCCTTACACGAAGCGTTTCAACATTATATTCAAGTAATGTATGAAAAAAGTGGAGCAGCAGCAGATAGAGAAGATATAAATGAAATCCTAAAAGACAAGATCAGAGAACATTATCAGGATGAATATAAGAAAAACAACAAACAACATTTTTCAGATCCAGGAGAATTAAGTGAATTTTATCAAGATGGCGTAGAAATTTTAAATTACTTAAAAAAACATAGAGGTAAATATTTTTCAAAACGAGGTTGGCACTTAGTAGGGATAGAAACTCCTATATTGATGCCTCCTGTAAATTACAACCCTAATGTTTTGTTTATGGGTTATCTTGATATTGTCATGTATAATGAAAAATTAAATAAATTTAAAATAATAGATATTAAAACATCTACTAATGGTTGGAAATTAAATTATGTCAAAAATGATGAAGATAAACAATTCCAACTTATTTTATACAAAAAATTCTTTGCAGAACAGTTTGATGTCCCTAAAGAAAATATAGATATTGAGTTTTTTATTACAAGAAGGAAAATTTATACTGATGGGGATTATCCACAAAAACGCTTTCAAATGTATTCTCCCCCTTCGGGTAAAATTAAAATGAGTAGAGCAACTAAAGCATTAGAAGAATTTATGGGTGAATGTTTTACCCAAAATGAATATACAACTAAGGAAATGTTACCAAACCCCTCGAAGTGGAATTGTGGCTTTTGTCCTTATAAAAATGATAAAAATTTATGTGGAGTAGGTGTAAATTCTTAAAAATATACATATTTACGAATATAAGTATTAATTAAATAAACCAAAATGGCAGTAAAAAAAGATATGACATTAACTAGTGTAAAAGTTAAAAGTGATTTATTTGAAAATTTCAAAATTGAATGTGTAAAAAGAAAATTTTCATTCCAAAAACTTGCAGATCGAGCAATTTATTTGTATCTTACGGATGAAGATTTTAGAAAACAAATTAACAATCAAACAAACTTAGAACTATAAATAAAAATAATATGAATAAAAGTTTTAAATATCTTCCTCCTAATAAAAGGAAGAAAATCCTTTTAATATGTGATGATATAAGAGTCCCATCAGGAGTAGCAACAGTTGCAAAAGAAATAGTGGTACATACATGCCAACATTTTAATTGGGTTCAAATAGCAGGAGCTATTAAACACCCAGATAAAGGTAAAAAATTTGATATAAGTCAAGATACAAATAAAGAATCCGGTATAGATGATTCTAGTGTATTTTTGTATCCCGTCGATGGATATGGTAATCCTGATATGGTAAGACAATTAATTAAAATAGAAAAACCTGATGCTCTTTTTATAATTACAGATCCGAGGTATTTTATGTGGTTATTTGAAATGGAGGGAGAGATTAGAAAACAAATCCCTATTGTTTATCTTAATATTTGGGATGATTACCCCGCTCCTTTATATAATAGAGCTTTTTATCAATCATGTGATGCTTTATTAGGCATTTCAAAACAAACAGTAAATATTAATAAAATTGTTTTAGGAAAAGAAGCAAATAATAAAGTTATAAAATACATTCCTCATGGGCTTAATGATACAAAATACTTCCCACTAGATAGAAACTCAGAAGAATTAACAAGTTTTAAAAATAATTTATTCAGGGATCAAGAAATTGATTTTATGTTATTTTTTAATTCTAGAAATATTAGAAGAAAACAAATCCCAGATACAATGTTTGCTTTTAAATTATTTTTAGATTCTTTACCTAAAGAAAAAGCAGAAAAATGTGTTTTTATATTACATACTGAAGTTTCACATGAAGCTGGTACTGATTTGAAAGCTGTAGAAGAATTATTATTTGCTAAAGATTACCCTAATGCTATAAAATTTTCCACTAATAAACTACCAGTTGAAGATTTAAATAGATTATATAATTTAGCAGATGCTCAAATTTTATTAACATCTAATGAAGGTTGGGGGTTAACATTAACAGAGGCAATGTTAGCAGGAACTCCTATTATAGCTAATGTAACAGGAGGAATGCAAGATCAAATGAGATTTGTAGATGAAAACGGAAACTGGTTTGAACCATCTCCTGAAATACCTTCAAATCATACAGGTAAATATAAAGAACATGGTGAATGGGCTTTCCCCGTTTACCCAACAAATAGATCAATCCAAGGTTCTCCTGTAACACCTTATATTTTTGATGATAGATGTAAACCTGAAGATGCAGCTGATAGGATAAGAGAAATATATGATATGTCTCCTGAAAAAAGAGATGAAGTAGGGTTAAAAGGCAGAGAATGGGCTTTAAGTGATGAAGCAGGATTTACTGCAAATCGCCAAGGGGAAAGAGTAATAGAAGTTTTAAATGAATTATTTGATACTTGGGAACCAAGAGAAAAATATGAAGTAATTAATACTAACATAGATATTAGAAAAATACAAACACATAATTTAGTTTATTAATATGAAACCAACATTTGTAATAAGTTGCGCAATTGATACATACAGCGGCTATGGAAGTCGCTCAAGGGATGTTGCCAAAGCCATCATAGAATTAGATAAGTATGATGTTAAAATCCTACCCCAAAGATGGGGGAATACACCTTGGGGTTTTATTGAAGACCATCCTGAGTGGGGATTTTTAAATAATCATTTATTTTATCCTCAACCTAACCAACAATACCCTCAGCCTGATATTTGGATGCAAATAACAATTCCCAATGAATTTGTTCCCCAAGGAAAATTTAACATAGGAATGACGGCTGGTATAGAAACTACTTTATGTCCACCAGAATGGGTAGAAGGGTGTAATAGAATGAATTTAGTAGTAGGATCATCAGAACATACTATAAAAGTTTTAAAAGATTGTAAATTTCAAAAAACAGATAAAAACACGGGACAAGTTGTAAGTAATATAGAATTAAATACAAAAACAGAAGTATTATTTGAAGGATTAAATTTAGACACATATAAACCAGTCAAATCCACCTTAGATTTATCTAATATTAGAGAAGCTTTTTGTTATCTGTTTGTAGGAACTTGGATACAAGGGGATTTTGGACATGATAGAAAAAACGTAGGATTATTAATTAAATCTTTTTGTGAAACCTTTAAAAATAAACAACAACAACCTGCTTTAATTCTAAAAACTAGCCATGGAGTTGTATCCTATATGGATAGGGAAAAAACATTAAAAAAAATCCAAGAAATTAAAAACACAGTAAAAGGTAAATGTCCTAATGTTTATTTACTTCATGGTGATTTTTCTGATCAAGAAATAAATGAATTATACAACCATAATAAGGTTAAGGCTATGATTAGCTTAACCAAAGGAGAAGGATTTGGGAGACCTTTACTTGAGTTTACACAAACTAAAAAACCCATTATTACTACAAATTGGTCAGGTCATATCGATTTTTTAAAACCTGGTATGAGTGTATTATTACCTGGTACTTTAGGGGGTATGCATCCAAGTGCTAGAAATAATTGGTTTGTAGAAGGAGCAAAATGGTTTGATGTAGATACTATGGCTTTAGGAAAAGTTTTAAAAGATACCCATAAAAAATATAAATCATACCTACCAGGAGCTAGAGAACAAGCTAAAGATTCAAAACTTAATTTTAGTTTTGATAAAATGAAAAATAAAATAGATTATATTTTTACAGAAAATATTTCAGAGTTTCCAAAACAAGTTTCTTTACAACTACCAAAACTAAAAAAAGTAGATGATAATAAACCTTCAGAGTTACCCCAATTACAACTACCAAAACTTAAAAAATTAGAAATATGAGTATAGATAAATTAGAAATATGTCATAGATGTGGTTCAGATGCTTGCTACGTAACAGAAGTAAACCAGGATATAAAAAACCATTTTTGTTATGGTTGTGGGTTTCAATCTAATACCCTAATGAGAGAAGGGGAATTAATTTTAGAAGAACAAATGGAAGTCCTTCCTGAATTATATAAAGATTTAAAATATGAGGATGAAAGTGGCCAAATATGGTTCCCCTCAACAATAAATTTACCAAAAAAAGGTATGGTATTTGCTAATGGGTCTACATCCTCAAATTGGAAATGGGCAGCAGTAAAATCAATTGAAGTAAAAGAAAAAGAAAAAGAAAAATATCCAATCCCAGGAAAAAAAGGAAAATTTTATGAAAATAGAATGGATATGACTACTATGAAAATGTTTGAAGAAAATGATTTTATTGGAGCTTTGACATATATTGGGATTTTTCCTGAATAATTAAAAGTATGATACCAAATATATTTCATTTTATATTTGGGTTAAGTAAAGATTTCGGGGGTAAACCTTTTAATTTATCCCATTATTTAGCCCTTAAATCGGCTATAGAAGTAAACAATCCTAGTAAAGTTTATTTTTACCATCAACATCTTCCTGAAACAGAATGGTTTAAAAAAATACAAGACAAATTAGAACTTGTTAAAGTATTCCCACCAACAGAAATATTTGGTAATCCCCTATATCATGTTGCCCATAAGGCAGATATAATTAGATTAGAGGCTTTAAAAGATAAAGGTGGAATTTACATGGATATAGATACTATTTGTGTTAAACCTTTTACTTCATTACTAAATAATAAATTTGTTATTGGGCAACAAATTTCCCCTAATTATAAACAAATACAAGGATTATGCAATGCAGTTATAATGTCTACTTCTGATAGTGAATTTTTAGACACTTGGTATAATAGTTATTCTACTTTTAGAGCTAAACCTTTAAGTAATAATTTAAATAAAGGGGGAGGAGGAAATTATGCCTATTGGGATGAACATTCAGTATATTTACCTAAATATTTATCATCTCAACACCCAGATAAATTACATATTGAAAATTTTAAAAGTTTTCATTTCCCAATTTGGGATAAAATAGGTATGAAAATGTTATTTGAAGAAGACCATAATTTAGAAGAAGCATATTGTCACCATTTATGGGAATCTGTAGCATGGAACTATTTAAATAATTTAACTATAAAAGATATTAAAACAAAAAATACTACTTACAACAAAATAGCAAGACGTTTTTTATGAAAAACTTATTATTTACATCCGCAGGAGATAATACCAATTTTGATGAATTATGGTTAGATAAAGATCGTAATTATGATGTTTGGGTTGTATATTATGGCAATAATGATGAAAACTTTGAGAGATATAAATCAAAAGTAGACTATATTATTAAGAGAAAAGGTGATAAATGGCAAAACTTCCACCATGTTTATAATATCCATTATAATAAAATTCAAGAGTATGATAGGATCTTCTTTTTAGATGATGATATTATAATTACTGTAGAAGATATAAACAAAATGTTCCAACTATCTCTAGAATGTGATTTATGGATATGCCAACCTTCTTTTGCTCTTGGGAGTGAAATAGGATGGGGTATAAATGTTCATAATTCTAAAACTTTTTTAAGATATACAAATTTTATAGAAAATAATAGTTGTTTAATGACTAAAGAAGCTCTAAATAATTTTATGAAATTGTATAGCCCTGAATTAGTGAGTTTTGGGGTAGATTATGTTTTTATGTGGGCTAATGAATTTTCAAAAAAAGAAAATAATAAAAAGTTTGCAATTATAGATATTATTCAGTGTATTAACCCTCCGGGGGAATTAAAATCTAAAGGTAAAATTACATCAAAAACCATTAAATCTTTCCAAAAAAAATATAAGAGTTACTCTAAAAAATATTGGCCCAATAATGATATAACTAATGGTAAGGGTAATAGAGAATTTTCCAAATTAGAAAATAATGAAAATAGGAAAAAGATATGGAAAGAATTTTCAACTAAACATAATATACCCCAATACCCCCCAAAAGTTTTAAAGGAGGTTGTAAATAAAACCCAACAAATAGAACATGCTAAGAGTAATTATTCTCCTTTTACTGATGTAAAGTTTGATAAAACTATTAAATTTGAAAAAAATGATAAAGATAAAATAGCATTTTTATTCTTAACAAGAAATAACTTAAAACAACCCCAATTATGGTATGATTTCCTATCAGAAGGAAATGGGAAATGTAATATGTACGCTCATAGTAAAGAAAGAGATAAACTAAACCAACAATTTTTAATTGACCATCAAATCCCAGAACATATTCACACAGAATGGGGTCATAGTAATCTATTAACAGCAACAAATGCTTTAATAAAAAATGCCTTAAAAGACCCAACTAATAAGAGATTTGTTTTAGTTTCCGAAAGTTGTATACCTTTGTATTTTTTTGAAGTTATTTATTACTTATTATTTACAGCTCCATCCACATCTGGTAAAAGTTTTTTATACACTAAAATTACTCCAACAACAAAAAAACAACATCACATAAAAATGAAGGATGCAGCATATATTCAAGTTTGTAGAAATGGAGATCCATCAAAAGAACTAGGAATAACTTGGGAAAATATGACAAGAAATTCTCAATGGATGATATTAAATAAACCCCATGCGGAGATAATAAATAAACACAATTATGAGCATTTGTGGAAAAATTTTAATGTAGCTGATGAATGGTATTATTATAATGTTTTAAGATACCATGACCCTAATATAGAAAAAAATACAATAACTTACATTAAACCTACTTGGTTTGGAACTAATTTACCCTACCTAAAAACCCTCACTGAAAAAGAAAAAAAACAATTTGTCCAATCCCACTCCAAAAACCCAGAGGCTCATCCTGCTGAATATTCCTCTAAGGAATCAATTTTAAATCAAAGAGTAGAACACCCTTCTTTTTTCTTTAGAAAAGTAAATGAACATTTAAAAATAGATTATAAAGACTTAAAATTTATTCCACCAAAATAATTTGGATTCTCTAGACATTTTTTATATATTCCCCCCATATGAAAATAAGTTATGCAATCCCCGTCTGTAATGAAATTATAGAAATCCAACGTTTATTAGGTTTTTTAATTGAAAATAAACGTGTAGAAGATGAAATCGTAGTTTTATATGATGTTAAAAATGGAGCAATTGAAGTTGAAGAATATTTAAGAGAGGCTTCAAGTGAAGGAGAATTTACCTGGTACAGATATGCTTTTGATGGTCATTTTGCTGATATGAAAAATAAATTAACTTCATTATGCAATGGAGATTATATATTCCAGATAGATGCAGATGAAATACTTTCAATAGAAGGTTTATTACTAATTCCCCAAATTATAGAGAGTAATCCAACCGTAGAAGTATATAGAGTCCCTAGAATAAATACAGTATCTGATTTAACTCAAGAACATATCCAAAAATGGGGTTGGAGAGTAGATGAAAAAGGATGGGTTAATTTTCCGGACCCACAATGGAGAATATATAAAAATAATTCTAAAATAAAATGGAAGAATAAGGTACACGAGGTTTTAGAGGGATATAAAACTTTTTCCGAATTGCCCCATAATGAAACTTTATGTTTAATACATGAAAAAACTATAGAAAGACAACAAAAACAAAATGAATATTATAATACTTTATGAAAATAAGTTTTATAGCAGAAAATGATTGGGCAAATGTTTTAACCGAGTATGCTTATTGCCTTAATAAACATAGTAAAGATATAGAAGCTAAATCTATATGTCTCAATAAACATCCCTTTAATTATAATATTCAACATGATTATGATTTATCTACTTCTACCCTAGAGCAAAAAGAAAAAGCAAGAATTTTTTTAGAAGAGAGTGATATTATAGTTTTTGGAGAAGAAGGTGCTATGGCTTCTACTAATTATAAAGTATTAGAAATATATAAACAGATTCTGGAGGTGGATCTAATTAATTCTAATAAAAAACTTTTAATTTGGCACCCAGGTAGTCATTATAGACAAAATTATAATTTTTACAACAACCATCCTTTAAGAAATAAAATTTTTAAACATTTATATGCTTTTGATTTATATTATCTCTCACCTAAAAAAGAAATAGATTCTCCCCTATTTCCTTATCAATATTTTAATTTTGATACTAAAGTTCTTTTAGAAAATTTTAAAAACAAAATAAAACAAAAAACACAAACAATTCTTCATATTCCATCAAACCCTACTCAAAAAAGAACACAAGAAATAATTAATTCTGTTAATAATTTAAGCTTATCATTAAAATATGATTTTAAAGTTTTAACTAATATTTCTCATTTAGAAGTTATGGAAGAAAAAAAACAGTCATTATTTTACATAGATCAATTTTCCCCCCATTGGGGAGGATATGGGATTGCTTCTTTAGAAGCTTTATTTAATTCTAATATAGTATTTTGTACAGTAAATAATTGTTTTGATTCTATAGTAAAAATAACTGGGAAGGATGAAATTCCTATTGTAGATTTATCGACTGATCCTAATAATATTAGTAGTATAATTTCCCAAATCATTTCCCTCACAGATGAGGATTTAATAGAATTATATTCAGGTATACTAGAATGGTTAGATGACTATTACCAACCTAAAAAAATTGTTTCACATATTAAAAATATTATAAATGAGTAATTTTACATTCAACCATTATAAAGATACCTTACATTTAGCTTTAAATAAAAAATATAAATTCTTAAAGTGTGAACAGTATAATTTAATAAAAGAGTATGATAAAGTAATTATCATGAGGCATGATATTGATTTTTCTTTAGATAATGCTTTAAAATTTGCTCAAATTGAAAATAAATTAGGCATTTCTTCAACATATTTTATTAGATTACATTCTAAATATTATAATTCTCTAGAGTATAATTCTTATAATATTATTAAATCTATTCAAGATTTAGGTCATGAAATAGGGTTACACCAAGAACCAGATTTTTCTTCATTATCTTCTAACCCAAATAAGTATTTAAAACAAGAAATTAAAGCTTTTAATTTATTATTTCAAACTCAAATTAAAGGAATTTCTACTCATGAACCTTTAAGAACTGGTATACAAATCATCCCACAAAATATTTCAGAGTTTAATTTGGAATATGAAAGTTATTTCCCTATATTTACTCAACAAATGAAATATATATCAGATTCAGGAGCAAGATGGAGAGAAGGAGATATGTTTGAATGGATTAAAAAGGATAAAGATAAATTATACATATTAACTCATCCCTTTTGGTGGTATGATAAAACCCCTCTAGAAAATTATTAAATTATGAAACAAATAGCATTTTTAAATTGTATCGAATCAGGTTATGAATTATTAACCCATTTATTAGAAAATAATATACAAATTAATTACATAATTTCTTTAACACCTGATCAAGCAAAAAAATTTAAAGTATCAGGATATAAAGACTTTTCAGATATTTCTAAAAAGTATAATATCCCAATTTATTACCCTGAAAAATATAATTTAAGTGGAGAAAAAGATATAGAGTTTTTTAAATCTAATAATTTTGATTTAATGATGGTGTTTGGATGGCAAAGGCTAGTTCCTGATAATATTATTAAATCTTTAAATATAGGAGCACTAGGGGCACATGGTAGTTCTGAGTTTTTACCTAAAGGTAGGGGAAGATCTCCTATTAATTGGTCATTAATAGAAAATAAAAACAAATTTATTCTACATATATTTTATTTAGACCCTGGGGCAGATTCAGGAGATATAATTGACTTTATGGAATTTGATTTAAATAAATGGGATACTTGTAAAACGGCTTATTATAAAGTTCAAATATGTTTAAGAAAAATGTTACTTAAAAATTTACCTTTAATATTTGAAAATAAAGTAAAAGTTATAAAACAAGATCATTCTAAAGCTACTTATTATCCTAAACGTACTCCAAAAGATGGGATTATAAAATGGAATAAACCCACAAATGAAATATATAATCTAATCAGAGCAGTCACCAAACCTTACCCAGGAGCTTTTACTCCTAATAAAAAAGTTATGATTTGGAAATCTCAACCTTTTGATAGCAAGATATCTTACTTTGATAGTAAAGAAGGAGAAATAATTGAAATTTTTGATGATAAAAGCTTTGTAGTTAAAACTATAGACAGTTCCTTATATATAACTGAATATGAAAGCCCAGTTTTATTAAAAATAGGAGATATATTATGAATTATTTTAAACATAAAACATCAATAATTGATGAAGGATCAACTATAGGAGAAGGAACTAAAATATGGGCATTTAGCCATGTAAGTAAAGGAGCAATTATAGGTAAAAATTGTGTAATAGGAGAGGGGGTTCATATAGGACCTAATGTAATTATAGGAAATAATTGCAAAATTCAAAACCATAGTTTACTATATGAGGGAGTTACTTTAGAAGATGATGTATTTTTAGGACCCAATACAATAACTACAAATGATTTATATCCTAAAGCTCAAGGTGAGTGGAAAAGAGAAAATTTTAAAAAAACATTATTTAAAAAGGGATGTTCAATAGGGGCAAACAGCACAATAATTTGTGGTGTAATAATAGGTGAAAACACATTAATTGGAGCAGGAAGTGTAATAACTAAGAACATACAGGATAATTCAAAAGCATTTGGAAACCCTGCAAAAATAAAATAATATGGTAAAGGTATACGGCTATTATAGAAGTGGGAATAACTTCCTTATTCAAAGTTTAATTAAAAATTTTAAATTTGAAAATATTGAAACAAAAATCAATTCAGCTAAGGAATATGAAAGATTTAAAAAAACTTTTCATTTTGATTCTTTACTTTTAAATAACTTAACTCCTACTCCAATTTCTTCTAATATTTGGATTCATCCTTATGGGAATTTAATAGGGGGGCACCAAAAAGCTAATTTTGACCCCACTGGAATATATATTATAAGAAATCCCCGAGATGTTATGTTATCTTGGTGGAAACTAAAAGGTAACCAAGAAAAATTTGAAAATTGGTGTTCTTTAAAACAATTAGATTTATGGAAAGACCATACTAATCACCATTTAGAAAAAAATTTTTTTTACATAAAATATGAAGATTTAAAAGTAAATTTCCAACAAACTATGAAAAAAATTTCAACCCATTTTAATCTTTTACCTATATCTAACCCTTATTTGACTTTAGATAATCTAGTGGGATGGAGCCCACCACAAGGAAAATTAGAGGGTAAAACTAGGAAAAGTAAGGATTTTAGTGATAGTTTAAATAAAAGGTTTGAACCCTTTGTTCAATTTTATAATAAAATAAAATAAATATGTTATATAATAAAATTAGCTTTTGGAAAAATAGAAATGATCCTAATAGTGATAATGGAAGAAAAATAGCTTTAGACCACATTAAATTGATAAAACCTTTTATCCCTCCTAATATAAATTTACTTGATTATGGGCCGGGAATAGGAAGAATGGTAGATTTATATAAAAACCAAACTTATATAAATTTTTATGATATTTCTCCAACTTATAAAAATAGATTAATTCAAAAATGTAAAAATAATAATTTAAAAATTAATAAATACATTATTGATGAGTCTGGGGACATTAAAACTCCTTTTAAAGATAAAGAGTTTGATATTGTGTGTGCTTTTGAAGTTTTACTTCATTCTCCTGAAAATGAAATTGAAGAAATGATGAATGAATTAGCTAGAATAGGAAAAAAAGTTATAATAACAACTTGGTACCAAGATGGAGAGTTAATAAGTAAAGGAAGTTGTTGGACTAGAGACTACAAAAAGTTATTAACAAACAATAATTTAAGTTTAATTAGATGGGAAAAAATAAATTTTAATAACACACCCCAAATATTTTTTATATATCATGATAAATTATAAAACAGGAATAATAGGTTGTGGAGGTATTTTCCCTCGACACATAGAAGCAATTGAATTTAATTCTAATTTTGAATTAATATCTTTATGTGATATTCAAGCTTCTTTAGCTAAAAGTTTAGGGAAAAGATATAAAGTACCTTCTTATGCTGATTACAAAGATATGATAGATGCTGAAGATATAAATTTTGTAGTAATAGCAACACCAAACTCATTACATAAAGAACAAGCAATATATGCTCTTAAAAATGGGTGTGATGTATTAATTGAAAAACCTGTAACATTTAATATAGAAGATTTAAATGAAATATTAAAAGTATCCAAAAAAGTAAAACAAAAAGCATATTGCGTTTTACAAGTAAGATTAAATCCAACAGTATCTTTAACCAAAGAAATATTGAATAAAAATTTACTAGGTACTATTAGGGGATTTTCATTTACCCAAAGATGGCAAAGACCCTTAGAATATTTTTCAGGTTGGAGAGGAGAACCTAATGTAGGGGGAGGGATATTATATGAAACGGGAATACATTATCTAGATATCTTACAATTTTTAATAGGTAGTCCTAAAGAAATATTATCTACTAAAACATACACCACAAAACATAAAGATGCAATTATTGAAGATACAGTTTATTCTTTAGTTGATTATGGGGATTTTGGAGGAACTATTGAATCTACAATAGCTTCAGAACCTCATAATATTGAAAGTTCAATAACTTTAATGGGATCAAATGGGTATATTAAAGTAGGAGGTAAAGCTCTTAATATAATAGAATCTGCAAACTTTTTAAGCTATGAATCAACAAGACAGTATGAAAACCTTTTAAAACAATATTCATATTCTAAAGACCCAAATTCATATGGTTCATATCAGGGATCATGTCCTAACCATCCTGAAGTATATCGAAATTTAGATAAATTTAATTTGGAAGAGACAAAAAACGTTATTACATTTATAGAGAACATTTATAAAAAAGCAAATATTAAATATGGATAACCATGTTATTTTATTAAGATTAAACCAATATTGGGGTAATCAAACCCAGTATGGACAATACACTAGAGAACAAATGTACGAGGGAAACCCAAGTTGGTTAGATATAAGATTAGAATGGTTTGATAAATACCTTTTAGAAAATCTAAAAAGCCAAGATGATATGAATTTTTGGTGTTTTCTTCTATCAGATCCGGAAACCCCTCTACGTTACAAAAATAGAATTAAGGAATATGAAAAGTTAGGATTTATAAAAGTAGTAGAAGTGAATGGGGAAGCTGGATTAGGTATGGATGATATAATCTTAGATACCTACAAATCAGTAAGAAAAAATAACAGTAATAAAATCTTTTGTAGTAGACTAGATACAGATGATATGGTTGGGCCTTATTGGAATGTTGCTGTAAAAAAATTATTAGGAGAAAATAAAAGAATTTCACTAGAAACTGTACTTTTGTATAATTTTCTTTCTAAAGAAACTAAAATAATAAAATTCCATAAGGGTTCTTTTGTATCAACTTTATCAACTTTAGATAATTTTGATAATCCTAGATCTTTTTCCCATAATGATTCAGGAGCTCTCTCAGTAGATACTGATTACCCTTTAGTTTGTATGGGAATTCATGATAATAATATTACAAATCAAAATTGGTGGCCTGCTGGTAGACCTTACCCTTTAAACGAAGAAATTTTTAACCAAATGTTTATATTTGATAAATGATAGATTTAAAATCAACTATAAAAGAACAAGGAAAAATAGTTACCCAAATAATTCATTTTGTAGGAGGTGAGAAAAGAACCTTTCATGGTATAATTTCCAAAAGTATAAAACAAGGCCAATTTACTAAATTTAAAACTGTGGATGGATGTATGATTTGTATAAATGATAAAAATGTTTTATGTATTGAAATTTTTGAAGAAAAATAAATATGAATATACAATTATTTAAACCAAAATATAGAACCCAAGAGGTTTTAAATGAAATTGAGGAATGTCTTGAATTAGGGTGGACAGGATTAGGATTTAAAACAACCCAATTTGAAAAAGAATTTAATAAATACACAGGATTCCCCCACTCCCACTTTGTGTCATCAAATACTATAGGTCTTCAAATATCCCTTAAAGTATTAAAAGATATTAATAAATGGGAAGATGAAGATGAAGTTATAACAACCCCATTAACTTTTGTTTCATCAAACCATTCTATCTTATACAACAACCTCACTCCCGTATTTGCAGATATTGATGACCAACTTTGCTTAGATCCTGAAAGTGTAAAACAAAGAATAACTAAAAAAACCAAAGCAGTTATGTTTGTAGGGATAGGAGGAAATATAGGACAATATAATAAAATTAAAAAAATCTGCGTTGAACATAATTTAAAACTTATTTTAGACGCAGCCCATATGATGGGAACAAAAGCTAAAAAACCTTTCCAAGATATAGGCACTAGTGAATCTCAAGTAGGGTGGGATGCTGATGTAACAGTATTTAGTTTCCAATCAGTAAAAAACCTCCCCACAGCTGATGGAGGAATGATATGTTTTGAAAATAAAGATTGTGATATTTTAGCTAGAAAATTATCCTGGTTAGGAATAGATAAGGATACTTTTAGTAGAACCTCCTCTAAAGGAAAATATAAGTGGGATTACAATGTTATAGATTTAGGGTTAAAAGCCCACGGAAATTCAATTATGGCTTCCATGGGTTTAATAGCATTAAAATATATAGATGAAGATAATTCTTATAGAAGAAAAATTTGCAATTTATATGATGAGGGGTTAAAAAATCACCCTTTAATTTCCCTTATTCCTCATAATTCTGAATGTCTTTCATCTAGGCACCTTTATCAAATTAGGGTAAACAATAGAAACCAAGTCATGGAGTTTTTAAATGAAAAAAAGATTTATCCTGGGGTTCATTATAAAGATAATACAGAATATGATTTATACTCTTATGGTAAGGGTAAATGTCCTAAATCTTCTAAATTAAACAAAGAAATTATATCACTTCCTCTCCATTTATTTCTTACAAATAGAGAAGTTGAATATATTATTAAAAACATTAAAAAAGCAGTAGAAAAATGGAATTAGAATTAGTTAATTGTGAAGAAAAATATTGGGAGTTTGTTAGACTCCTTAGAACTAACCCACTAAACCAAGAAGGATTCTTCAACCCCGCTTCAATAACCCCAAAAGAACAGACAAAATATATGGAAAAACACCAATATAATTATAAAATATGTTTAGCCAATGGGGTCCCAGCAGGGTATGTAGGGTTTTTAAAGGCAAGAGAAGTTACTTATTGTGTATTACCTGATTTTCATGGAAGAGGTATTGGTAGTTTTATGATAAATTCTTATTGTCCTCGATGGGGGAGGGTTGAGGCTAGGGTAAAACCTAATAATATTGCATCCCAAAAAGTATTTGAAAAATTAGGATTTGAAAAACAAATTCTTTATATAAAAAGTTACCAATGATATGAAAAAACTTTTAGTAATAATACCCTTTTATAATGTTGAGGCTCATTTAGAAGAAGCAATTGAAGGAGTCTTACAACAAACCTACCAAAATTTTCATTTGGTTTTAATTGATGATGCTTCAACAGATAATTCAAGAAAAATAGCTGAAGAATACAAATCTAATCCAAAAATAGATATATTATATAACACAGAAAATAAGGGGTGTTACTACAGTGTTAACAAAGCTTTACTTTCAATGTCAAATCAAGAATGGGATTATTGGCATTACCATGGTGGAGATGATGTTTCGGATCTAACTAGATTTGAAAAAATAATGAAATATCTAGAAAATAACCCTAAAGTAATAGGGTGTAAAAGTACGTTTGTTAGAGTTCATTATGATACAAAAGAAGTAGATATTTTAGATGGTCAAGCCCATATAGGAACAAGTGAGGGGATTGCTTTTTATTCAAGAGTAGCATTTGACAATTTAGGTTATTATGATGATACTAGATTTGGAGGAGATACTGATTACTTTTGGAGATTAGAAGCTTGGATCCATACAAATAAATTAGATTATCAATTAGGAGAACACAAAGAATGTTTGTATATTGCTTACTTAAGAAAAACAAATTTAGTTATACAGTATGATTGGACTTATGATAGACCCAGATATTGGCAAAAATCAAAAAATGAAATACAAAAAATGATAGCTAATAACAATTTTTATAGAGAAATTTTTTAAAAATAAACTAAGATGGAAAACATAACTTTTTGTATACCAAGTAAAAATAATTTAAGATACTTAAAATCTTCTATAACTAGCATTAAACAAAATTCTACTTTAGATAATGAAATTATAGTTTGGGTAGATCAAGATAATGATGGAACTGAAAAATGGTTAAAAGAAAACAAAATTCAATATCTTACTAATCCTGAAAGTGAACCTCAAGGTATAGCAGCCGGATATAACCGATGTATAGAAGCAGCTTCAAATGAAATAGTTTGTATGTTTCATGCTGATATGTTTATGGGTAAAGGATTTGATATTAATTTAATCAAACATTTAAAACCTAAAAAAGTAATCTCAGGTACTAGAATAGAACCCCCACTACACCCACCAGGAAAAGAAAAAATAATAATGGATTTTGGAATGTATCCTGAGGATTTTAAAGAGGAAGAATTTAATGTTTTTGTAAATCAGGTTAAAGAAGAACAGAAAGACCAAATCACCCATGGTATATTTGCCCCTTGGGCTTGTTATAAGAATGAAATATTAGAAATTGGAATGCATGATGAAGAATTTCATTCATATCATGAAGATTCAGATATATTCAACAGGTTTATTTTAAGTGGAATGGAATTAGTTCAAAGTAGAGATGCTTTAGTTTACCATTTAACTTGTAGGGGAGGGAAATGGATTGATGGGATAGAACAAGTAACTACTGATACAAAGTTCCATGATATGACAATAAGAGCTAGAAACCATTATCTTAAAAAATGGGGGTGTTGGATTAAAAATAATGAATATCAACATCCCATATTAAGTCCTGTTTATAGAAAAAAATTAATTATATCTAATCCAAACTCTAACCTAAATCAATTACAGGATTGGTTTAATGGGGGAGAAGATATTATAGTAGAAATTGATGGTAATAATTTTAACCAACAAGATTTTCAAGTTTTACAACAACTAAATGATATTATTAAAGATAGTGGGGAAATAGGCACTTTTGAATTAGGAAATATTAAAATTAAGATTAATTCTTTAAATGAATATCAAAATAATTTAATAAAAACTTGATTTATCAAATAAATTTTCATATATTCCCCCCAAAATAAAAGTTATGAATAAATACAAGTATTTCTTTAAATCTGATATTACTAAAGAAGCAATAGGGGTTGTAAAAGCAAAAAATAAAACTCAAGCTCTTACAAAAGCATCAAAAAAGAAACAACTTCCCATGGAAAATTTTTTGGAAATATTTTTTATAGAAGAGGTAAAATGAAGGATAGAATAAAAAAATCATTATTACCTATAGCAGGTTCAAATCTAAAAGTTTCAAACAACCCTAAGTCCCTTAAGAAAAAAGAAAAGGATAAGTTTATAAGACTTGTAGATTCTTTAAAAAATCTAAATACAAGAGCTAATACACTTCAAGATGATTTTGGAATTAATTTATTTTATTATGAAGACATCCACTACCAGCTTTTAGAGGATCTATTAGAAGAAGTTTATGGGGGGGCAGTTTCTAAAGTGATTTTTTGGTGGGTTTATGATGCAGAAGACCCTAAAAATAATGATTATAAAATAAGGGATGAAAAAACAGAAGCAGAATACACTGTAAGATCCACCAAACAATTGTATAATATTATAAAAAAGTTAGATATTTTTAAATAAACAAAAACCTATGAATATGTATCCCCCAGTTGACTTAATAGAAGATATGAAGTGTATAAAATGTAATATAGTAATTCCCCCAAAAAGATTGGAAATTATCCCAGGAACTAAAACTTGTGTGAATTGTTCTACTGAATCCGCAAAAAGAGGGGTTCCTGTAATGAAGGGAAAAGGAGATCATACTTGGGTAGAAATGGAAGTGTTAACCCAAGAACAGTATGATACATACGAAAAATTAAATTCTAAAAAAAATAAATTAGATAATCCTAACTAAATGCCTGCTGCTAAACCCATAAGTAAAGAAATGTGTTTAGCTGCTATGAATAAAACTAAATCAGTTAAGGCAGCAGCTAGATACCTAAATTGCTCATACCACCATTTGAAGCGTTATATGAAGCTTTATACTGATGAGGAAACTGGTAAGACTTTATTTGAAAAGCATAAAAACCAACAAGGTAAAGGTATTCCAAAATTCTTAAGATCAAGTGGGAAAGAACCCGCTTTATTAGATATAATAGAGGGTAGAATAGATGCCTCATCCTTCTCCCCAGATAAATTAAAGTATAGATTAACATCAGAGGGATATTTAGAAGAATGTTGTAGTAATTGTGGGTTTGAAGAACATAGAATAACAGACCATAAAGTACCTTTAATATTAAATTTTAGGGATAAAAATAAACTAAATTACAATTTAAATAATATTGAATTTTTATGTTATAATTGTTATTTCTTATTCATAGGAGAAGTATTTTCTAAAAGAGACATCAAAAAACTTGAAGATAATATATCAGTAACAAAAACTACAGATGCTGTAGATATGCAACTAGATGACTACCATTTGCAAAGGTTACGTGAGTTAGGGTTAGATGGTGAAAACCCCATAGACGATAATGACCCTTACAATCTTGTTTCCTATAAGTAATTTGGATATTGTGTGGTTTTTTCTTATATTTATTACCGATGAAGAGAGGTAAGAAAATAAAACCCCTTAAGAAAAAAAAACACGATAAGATAGTTAAAGATTTTGAAAAATCAAAACAAAATCATTTAGAACGTTTAGCTACCAAAATGCTTAAAAGGGATGAAATGTTTTCAAAACTAAAGGAGAAAAAGATAAATAATAACTTTTTAGATTTGTTTTAATATGGCTATAGAATTTCAAGTAAAAAATGTAGAAGAATTTGAACATATGATTCAAAACATGGATTTTAGAGTCTCAGAAGCTCTAGTATCTACAATATTAAAAAATATAAAAGGAAAAAGGAAATATTTACATGCCTTTAGTGTTATAAGTGAAGAAGATGGAGATATATATGATATTACTATAAACAGGCAGGATTTTGAAAAAACCTTAATAGAAGCTCTTCCTAAATATGAGGAAGAGGAGAAATATGAGGATTGTATTAAAATTCAAGAAGCCATTAAATATCTCCATAATAAAAATGATAGATAGAGAATTTAGGAACTTACTTAACAGTTTAACATCAGAAGAGATAATTGAACTCCATATGATGGATCCTTATTTTCTAGAAATTTTTTGTTATATGCTTACTTTAGAACTTCAAATTAATAGAGAAAATTTACAAAATTGAAGAAAAAATTATGTCATATAAAAAATGGATACATAAATACCAATATCTTAAAGAAGAAATTAGGGATTTAAGGGAACAAGAAAAAATAAATATTGAAAAATTCAATAATGATTTTCAAGTTAAACCCCCAAATGAATCAGATGAAACCTCTCCAAAAACACCTGAGGATCACCCAAATCAAAAAACACCTGACAATCCAGGTAAACCCCTATATAAGAGTTTAAGTAAAATTCTCCACCCTGATAAAGGAGGAGACACGGATGAATTTGCTGAGTTATCTATTATGTATAGAGAACAAGACACAATTGGTCTTTTTTTAAAAGCCAAAGAATTAGAAATTGAAGTTGAAAAATATTTAGATGAAGAATTAATTGATTCTTTTAAAACTTCTTGTGGGTCATTAGAAGAAGAATGTGATACTATTAAAGGTACTATTTCTTGGGTTTGGTGTAATGCTGAAGGAGATTTATCAAAAAATTATCATACTAAATGGATTAAAGACAATTTAGGGTTAACTCTTAAAGAATCTTAAGAAAGTAAATAAGGTAACCAATCTTTTTTCTTATTCACATTAATATTTTTTACAAATTGAATATAAGTTGGTTTGTATGGTTGGTATTCTAATTCAAATCCAACTTCTTCAATACTTTTATTATCTTTTTTTAAATTGCAAGGTTTACAACAAGTAACTAAATTCTTCCAATCATTTTTCCCTCCTTTTGATTTTGGGATAACATGATCAACAGTTAAATTTTTTTTATTCCCACAATATAAACAATGATATCTATCTCTTCTAAAAACATTTTCCCTACTTAAGGGTACTTTCCTAAAAGGAATAGTAACATATCTTAATAATCTTATAATCGCAGGTCTTTTATATTTTTTATTCTCAGTAATAATAGGATTATCGTTGTATTGGATAATCTCTGCTTTTTTTAAATATATAAGATTAAATGCTCGTTGAAGTCCTGTAATATTAATAGGAGAATAATCAGCATTTAAAACAAGAATAACTTCCATATAATTAATTTTAAATAAATATTAAAGACTTATGTGTAAATATTTGGATACCTGAAGAAGGGTTCGTATATTTACGGCGTAAATAAAAAAATAAAGGTTATGACAGTATTAAGATTTTTCAAAGATGGTTTAACAGGAGATGAATGTGCAATTGCTTGGAATGGTACAGAAGAAATTTGTATTACAGAAGCTCAAGCATATGATATATTAACTAAAGAGCAAGCACAGAAAGATTCATATGAATTAATGTGGTAAATGTTTGGATATCACAGAAATTGTTCGTATATTTAGGTAATTAAAAATTAAGGTTATGTATAAAGATTTAGAAGAAATAATGGATGAAATGTTAGAATTTGATTCCAAAATAGGCACAGTTATAGATTGTGGAGCTTGTAGTAATAATGGTTGTAAAGTTTGTAAATAAAAATTATGGCACTATTCAAATTTCAAAATTTAAACAAACATGGTAATCTAAGAACTAGAATAGTTCATAGAGATTCATCACAATTTTCATTTAAACCAAGAGGTTTAGGAAAATTTGTAAACGTACAAAGATTTTACTATGAAATGGAGCATGTATACCTAAGCCCAGCTTTATACACAAATAATAAGGGAGAAAAAATAATCCTCCCAAGCATGCAAAAGGTACATCCTAAAACCACACTAGAAGATATTAAGGTAATTAGACCTAAAACCGAAAAAAGAACTGAACCAGTAATAGAAACAAATATTAGTAGTTCAAGTGGGATTGAATACACAACAAAATATTACCCAGATTCAGGAAAGTATTACTGTACTTGTATGGGTTTTTTTCGCGCCCGTGATAGGCGTTGTAAGCATATAAAAGCATTAGAATTAAAACATAAAAAATGATACAAATAGGAATTATATTTTTAATAGGATTAGCCCTTATAGGAATTTGGGTATATCAAGGTGAAAAATAAAAAATAATTGCGTAAATATTTGGATACCACAGAAAGGGTTTGTATATTTACATCAAAATTAAGGTTATGAATAAAACAAAAATTACCAAAGAACTTATAGAAAATTTAGTAAAAAAAGGAGCAACTTACACACCACCTAAAGAAAATAGTTTAGGTATTGTTGAAAGTTTCTTGGATTTGACAACTATAAAAAAATAAAAGTTATGTATATTACAAAATTAAAAGAGGGTTATATTGATGTTCCCATTATTTCAAAAGAAAATATAATTAAGAGAGGTTTATATGAGTTAGTTTATAATGGTAAAGTAATTAAAGTTGGGATATATGGAGAAGGTGTAAAATCCAATAACAAATCTAGATTTAATGGTTATAGGAGTATGGGTAAAAACATCAAACCAGGAAATGGAAGTTATAAAACAATGAAAAAAATAAATGAAAATTTAAAAATTGGAGAACAAGTAGAGGTAAGATTTATAAAATTACCTAAGGATATTGAAATGAATGGATATAAATGGAAAGTAGATTTATATCATGAAGAAGATAAATTAAAAAAAGAGTATAAAAACTCATTATGGTTAAGTTAATAAAATGGCAAGAGAAAAATCATATCTATACCCAACAGTATTAGTATTTAAAACGTCAAACCGTTCAAATGCTAAAACTAAAATGAAAGTTTATAAAACTAGAAATGTAGATGAAATAATAGAAGCATTAGAAAATAGCAATCTTCCTGGCGTCCCCCTAAAAGCTGAAGTATTAAAGTTAGGGGTAGGGGCAAGTATGGTAAAAAAATATAAGGAACAATATAGTTTGTAATATTTATATTAAAATACCCCATCTATGAGTCTATTAAGTAAGATAAAAAGTGAATACAAGGTTGATAAAAAAGAAACCACAATCCAAAATTATTTAAAAAAATGCTCCTCAGATCCCTCAATGTATGCTTCTTCCCCCGAAAGGATGTTAAAGGCTATTGGTGATCCTGAAATTATAGATACTAAGGATGATCCAAGACTTAGTAGAATATACCAAAATAAAAAGATTAAAGTATATCCCTCATTTAAGGATTTTTATGGAATGGAACAAACAATTGAAAATATTGTTTCATTTTTTAAACACTCGGCTCAGGGATTAGAAGAATCAAAACAAATATTATATTTAATGGGTCCTGTGGGTTCAGCTAAATCATCATTAGCTGAATGTTTAAAAGGTTTAATTCAAAAAGAACCAATTTATGTTTTAAAATGTGGTGATGAATTATCACCTGTTTTAGAATCTCCATTAGGGTTATTTTGTGATCATAAAGAAGAATTAGAAGAAGAATATGGAATACCTTCTAGGTATGTTCCTAATTGTATGTCTCCTTGGGCTATAAAAAGGCTAAAAGATGTAGGTGGGGATATGTCTAAATTTAAAGTAGTAACTTTAAACCCTTCTATATTAGATCAAAGAGGTGTTTCCAAAACAGAACCTGGAGATGAAAATAATCAAGATATTTCAACTTTAGTAGGTAAAGTAGACATTAGAAAATTAGGAGACCATTCCCAAAATGACCCAGATGCATACTCATACTCAGGGGGTTTATGTTTAGGTAATCAGGGTGTTATGGAATTTGTAGAAATGTTTAAAGCCCCCATTAAAGTATTACACCCCTTATTAACGGCAACACAAGAAAAAAATTATAAAGGCACCGAACCAATTGGTGCTATTCCTTTCAATGGTATTATTTTAGCTCACTCAAATGAAAGCGAATGGGAGAAATTTTCTAATGATAAGAAAAATGAAGCATTTTTAGATAGGGTTTATATGGTAAGAGTACCATATTGTTTAAAAGTAGATGAAGAAATTAAGATATATGAAAAATTAATAAGAGAAAGTTCATTATCTAAAGCTCCATGTTCCCCTAAAACACTAGATATATTATCTCAGTTTACAGTAATGAGCCGTTTAGTAGAGCCTCAAAATAGTAAATTAGTTTCTAAGATGAGAGTGTATAATGGAGAAAATTTAAAAGAATTAGACCCAAATGCTAAATCAATCCTAGAATATAAAGATGACGCAGGGGTAACTGAAGGAATGGAAGGTATTTCAACAAGATTTGCTTTTAAAATATTATCTAAAGTATTTAACTATGATCAAGCTGAAATATCAGCCAACCCAGTTCATTTGTTATATGTTTTAGAGCAAGAGATTATAAAAACACAATTCCCTAAAGATAAAGAAGATAAATACCTTGATATTATTAAATCTGTATTAGCAGTTAAATATGCTGAGTTCATTGGAGATGAAATACAAAAAGCATATATCGATTCATACCATGAATATGGGCAAAATATATTTGATAAATACGTTTTACATGCTGATTGTTGGATGAATGATACCGATTATAGAGACCCAGATACGGGGGAAATTTATGATAGGAATTCTTTAAATGAGGAACTAGAAAAAATTGAAAAAGCAGCAGGCATTGCCAACCCAAAAGATTTTAGAAATGAAGTAGTTAACTTCTTTTTAAGACATAAGGCTAATAACAATGGTAAAGCTCCTAAATGGACATCTTATAAAAAAATAAAAACAGTAATAGAAAAGAGATTATTCTCTAACACAGAAGATCTATTACCTGTTATTTCTTTTAGTGCTAAATCAAGTAAAGATGATAAGAAAAAACATCAAGATTTTGTTAAAAGGCTAGAAGAAAGAGGTTACACCAAGAAACAAGTAGAACTAGTAGTACAATGGTGGAGTCGTCATAGAAAAAGACAATAACCTCTACCACTTATAAAACAGCATGGGTCACATAATTGACAGGAGAAGAAACTTTAAGGGTAAATCCACTGGTAATAAGAGGAAGTTTGTTAAAAGAGTTGAGGATAAAATCAGGAAAGCATTACCTAAAACTATATCTGAGGGTAGTATTGAGGATATGGCCACGGGTAAGGGTAAGGTTAAAGTTCCAATTAAAGGTATTAAGGAACCTAAATTTAAATATGACCATGATACAGGGGATAAAAAATACATCAGTCCTGGAAATGATCAATTTCAAACTGGGGATAAGGTAAATAAACCCCCTAAAAATGGAGGTAAAGGTGGGGGCGGAAGACAAGGCAGTAAAGAAGGATTAGGGGAAGATGAATTTTATATTGAGTTAGATAGAGATGAATTTTTAAAATATTTTTTTGAAAATCTAGAACTACCTGATTTACTTAAAAAAGATTTAGAGGAGTTAGTTGAACATAAACTTAAAAGAAAGGGGCACACCAAAGATTCAACCCCTTCAAGACTCAACATTACTACATCAGTAAAAAACTCCTTAGCTAGAAAAATAGGAATTAGGTCTGTTTATGATAAAAAAATAAAAGAATTAGAAGATAAACTTGAACAAACCACAGATAAAGACATAATAAAAGAATTAGAAGAAGAAATTAAAAAACTTAAATCCTTAAGAGATTCAATCCCATTTTTAGATGATGTAGATTTAAGGTATAATAACTTTGAAATTGAATCTGAACCTTCAACAAAAGCAGTAATGTTTTGCATAATGGATGTCTCAGCCTCAATGGGGGAAAATGAAAAAACCATATCAAAGAAGTTTTTTACATTATTATATATGTTTTTACATAAAAAATATGAAAAAATAGATTTAGTATTTATTAGACACCATAGTGAAGCAAAAGAGGTAGATGAAGATGAATTTTTCAACTCAAGAGAAAGTGGAGGTACAGTTGTTACTAGTGCTCTAAATTTAGCTAATAAAATCATAAAAGAAAGATACTCTACTTTAAATTGGAACATTTATGTAACCCAAGCCTCAGACGGGGATGTGTGGGATTATTCAGATGCTTCTCAATGTTGTGAAATTATAATGAATGATCTACTACCTAACATAAGATATTTTGCGTATTTAGAAATAAGTAGATGGGTAGATAGAAGCAAGTTATTTTCATATTATTCTAAAATAGATGAAAAATTTCCTCATTTCTCTTCACAAAAAGTTAGGGATGAAAGTGAAATTTGGCCTGTCTTTCAAAAACTATTTTCAAAAAATAAAAAAGATGTCTAAGTTAAAATCTAAAGAATATTATAGGGATCTTTTTGACAATTCAGAATGGACCTTTGAAACCTTAGAGGCAGCTGATTATTTATGTGAAATAATAGCAAAAGAAGAATTAAATATAGACATTTACACAAACCAATATGAAGTAGTAACATCAGAACAATTGCTAGATGCTATGTCTTTAATTGGATTACCTATTTCATACCCCCACTGGTCCTTTGGGAAGAATTTCTCACAACAAAAAACAGCATACAAAAAAGGACAAATGGGGTTAAGTTATGAAATGATAATTAATTCCAACCCTTGTATTTCTTATAACATGGAGGATAATACTACTTGTTTAATGTTATTAGTTATTGCCCATGCTGGAATGGGGCATAATCATTTCTTTAAAAATAATTATATGTTTCAGCAATGGACAAATGCTGATACTATTGTTGATTATATGAAATTTGCAAGGGATTATATTATTAAGTGTGAAGAAATTTATGGTCCTGAAGAAGTTGAAGATGTGCTAGATGCATGTCATTCAATACAGGATTATGGTGTTGATAAATATAAAAAACCACAAAAATTATCATCAGAAAAAGAAAAACAAAGATTTTTGGATGCCCTAGAGTTTGAAAGAAAAGATTATGATCCCTTATGGGAAACTATCCCTAATTACAAAAGTAAAAAAATAAAAAGAAAAAAACATAAAAAAATACCTAACCAACCTGAAGAAAATATTTTGTATTTCATAGAAAAACATTCTCCATCATTACCCACATGGAAAAGAGAAATTGTTAGAATTTGTAGAAAGGTATCCCAATATTTTTATCCCCAAGCTCAAACTAAAATGATAAATGAAGGTTTTGCTACTTTTTCACATTATTATATTGTTAATAGTTTATATGATAAAGGATATTTAAGTGAGGGTTTTATGTTAGAATTTATAAAACACCATACAGGAGTAATAACCCAACCACCTTATAACAGCAACTATTACTCAGGAATTAATCCCTATACTATGGGGTTTAACATTTTTATGGATATAAAAAGAATATGTGAAGATCCAACAGAAGAAGATAAAGAGTGGTTTCCTGAATTAATAGGTAAGAATTGGAGAGAAGAAATAATATATGCAGCAGCTAATTATAGAGATGATTCATTTATATCTCAATACTTATCTCCTAAAGTAATTAGAGATATGGGACTATTTGAAATATCGGATAAGGAAAATGATTCCAAATTAGAAATATCCTCAATTCATGATGAAATAGGATATAGAAATATAATTGAAACCTTATCCAATCAATATAATAGAGAAAGATATCTTCCAGATATTCAAGTAACAGATTATGATAAAACGGGTGATAGAAGTATTGTTTTAACCCACAATAAAAGAAACGGAGTTAGATTAGATGAAGATCAAGCTGATGAAGTAGTATATAGTATTTGGCAACTTTGGGGGTATCCAATTTTTTTAATTAGTGAAGATGAAGAAGGTCGTGTAGATGAATTATCTCATTGTGGAATGATGTAATTTACTTCATAATCCCCATATTTATATTATATACATACTTATGGCTACTTATACATTTCATAATCCATCTGGATCCTCATACTTTGTTTTAAACCTTATTCCAAGAGAAGATGGAATTTTCCCTTCTTCCTCCGCACAATCTTCTTTTTTATCCCCCATTAAGGTTTTAGATAATAATACAGTTTCTTTAGTAAAAAATAATTATAAATTGGGGGTAATTGTACCTAGGGGCACCTCATCTTTTTCATTTTATAATGATACAAACATCCCAACTTCAGCCTCTACATACCAGGGTACTGGAGACACTTCTTTAACAGTAACTGGGGTAGCAGGATTTGGATCATCGGGTTCATCGCATACTTATAGTGCTAAACAATTAAGAGAAAAAACCCCCGCAGCAGATATTCCTAAAAATGATTATTTCCAATTAAAAATCAATATACCCTCAAATGGGTTAGGGTTTGCTTTAAAATCAAATGGTGCTCCCTCTAGTTATAATGTTGATTGGGGGGATGGAACAATTCAAACAGGGTTAAGCGGGGATAATACCCACACTTATACTACTGCAGGGGATTATATAGTTCAATTATCAGCCTCATCCTTTGATTATCCTGATTTTAATGATGGTGGTATAGTAGATATTCAAAATTTTGGAAATCTTGTTATTGGACCAACAAACCCCTCTTCTTTACAATATACTTTTCGCCAAGTATCCCCATGGACTATATCAGCTGTTGATACTTTAGATACTTCTCTTGTTAATGACATGGATTATACATTTGGAAATAGTTATGGAACTTATGGTCTTTATGGGGATGGTATTGCTTTAAATTTATGGGATACTTCTAATGTGACTAGTATGAGATATACTTTTGCTAATTGTAACAATTTCAACATGCCTCTAGGAAATTGGAATACCTCTAATGTAACATTCATGACTGACATGTTTAAAATGTGCTATATATTTAACCAACCCATAGGGGATTGGGATGTGTCTAAATGTACTAATTTTTATGAGATGTTTTGGGGAGCTAATATTTTTGACCAAGACTTATCAAGATGGCACTTTTCAGGAAGTGGTGATGGGACTGTAAATGTTTCGTGGATGTTTCAAGGACAAAATAATTCCAATCCAAGTTATTTTAATAATGGAGGAAACCCTAATATAGATAGTTGGAATGCTGCTGCTTTTAATGATACTACAGGTATGTTTTACGACAACATCGGTTTTAACCAACCTATTGGAAGTTGGGACGTATCAAATGTAACGACTATGCAGCAAATGTTTTATAATGCAAAAGCATTTAACCAACCTATTGGAAGTTGGAATATGAGTAATCTTACTGGTAATGATTGTAAACAATTATTTTATGGTGCCACTGATTTTAATAATGGGGGTTCACCTAATATAAACAATTGGGATGTATCCAATTTAACAGATTTCACAGGAATGTTCCAAAATTCCAATTTTAACCAACCTATAGATAAATGGGACATATCCAACGGAACTACTTTCTCCAGTTGGTTAAATGGGACTCCTTTCAATCAAGACATAAGTGCTTGGAGTGGATCTTTACCAAGTAATAACAGTTTAGCCTATCTATTTTATGGTG